ATTAAAAACATTATTTTTTCTTAAATAATCTTTAAGCTGCTGCAAGTCAAAGAAGGATTTTTTAGAATCTTCAATAGATTGAAAAGCATTAAAGACTTTATTAAATATATCTCTATATTTTGGAAAGGTTGAGTAGTTATGCTTGTGGTTTTTCTCATAATGATAGATTAAAGTTCTATCTCTATTAATTACCTTAGCTATAGTTGAATGAGGTATTTCATATTCTATTCTAGCTATAACACTTGCTATAGACCTTGCTACTTGAAGTTCCTGTTTTCTACTTTTGTAGGCTAAAGAACCCTTACGCAAGCCTAACAGTGATGTCGTTAGGTTGCATAAGTTTTTAAAGTTATCTTCTTGTGTCATATTAAAAAGGCATATCTTCATCAATAGAAGGAGGAGTAGTTGAATATTCTAAAGAAGCTCCTGAAATAAAGTTTTGTGTAAAGTGATAACCATCTATATTATGATAGTATTTTCCTTTGTATTCTCTTGAATATACATTGCATAATATTTTAACTTCCATTCCTACTTCAAGCTTATTCATTAAAGCCAATTTATCACCAAAAGCACTAACTGCTACTTCATTATTAAAATCTCCACCTGTATCTATTACACAAGTTTGTTTTTGCCAAGCTTTTTCTGACTTACTAATTCCAGATTCTACTGCTAACTTCTTTACTAATTTTCCTTTTACTTCCATTTTTATTGTGCCTGTTTTTGCAGGTCTTTATTAATTAAATTTTTAACCTTGTATCATAATCCCTAATGTTTCGGATTGTTTTTTACTCATTTTATAGTTGTTCATTTTTCTTGATACTGCTTCACCTTTTCCTGTATTAATTGCTTCTAACATTGCGTTATATATATCTGTACTCATTTGAGGTTTTGCAGCAGGATGGTTTACTTTATTACTATCAGCGTCTTTAGTGTCATCTAATAAGAATAGGTTTCCAAGTGCATACTTCTTAGCGTAGGAACTACTTGACCCAAATGACTGAGCTATATCCATTCCTTTACGTTCAGGGTTTATTCCTGCTTGAGCTTCAACATAAATAGTCTTTTCACCATCTGAAATTGATACTTTAGAATTTAAAACTAAGTAACCTGCAATCTCTTGAGTTGTTTCTGTTATTGTTAAGTAACATCCGTACTTATTTAAAAGTGGTTTAACAGCTTCTAATATGTCCTCAGCACTTCTGTACTTATACTTACCAAAACTGTTAAATTGGTTCTTAGGTGCTTTTAATTCGCTTTGTATAGCTATTAAATAGTCCTGCTTGTTTTCTGTTTTCATATTAAATTTATTATTATTGGTGAATTATTATTTTCTTTATAGTATTCTAAATATTCAGGCTTCATTTTTACTTTCCAGTCATCTTGAGTTTGCCATCCGTAAGTCTTTAGCATTTCTTCAAACTTCCTGTAAAGTTGCAATTCTGTTCCTATTACAATTACTGACCTACCATTATTACTCAAATCATTACTGAAATGTCCTGACATTCTATCATAAGTATTAATTCCTGTAGATAAGTATTGAGGTTTTAAATACCATTCTACTGCAATTACTTTCTTATTGTCTAATTGATAGCCCATAAACTTTGAGTAGTAAGGATTGTTGTAGTCTATGTAACTTGAGTGTTCTAAATATTCTGCGTCTTGTATTGTCATCTTAAAATCTTTTTGAATTATCCTGCGAGTTATAGTATGCAGATTTTACTTTAATATATAAATCTCTAACGACTTGAAATTTTAATAAATTAAGGCCGTATTCAGTTAATACTGTATTGTCAGGTAATAACTCAGGCTTATTAGATTGAACGTCTAGCAAGCTTATAATAGCTTCTGGTTTGCTTGTTGCTTCTTTCATTTTAAATTTCATTATCTTAATCCTAAAAAAAGTTCTAAAAGCGTAATAGACGCAAGTAGTATATATAAGCAGCCAAAAAGTCCTGCTATTCCTAAAAGTGTGTGTAGTAAATTTTTCATAATATTTATTTAATTAATTATGAAGCAAAGATATAAAAATATAATGATATTAACACAATGATAAACAAAGTTATTAACAATTAATGTGTTTACATCTAGGACGAACATTAGTGCTTGTCTAGTATATTAGTATTAAAAAGAAAAGAAAGTGCCTAAAACGGCTCAGGGGTACTACTATAAAGGCATTAATAGATTAATTGGTAGAGTTCCGTTATTCAATACTACACTACAACCGATTGACTGCTTCTTAAAGTTCTTAGCGTATGCTGCTGCGTATGTCGTAGAGTCTACACCGCATCCAACTTGCATACCAAATACTTTAAATCGTTTACCTACGAACCATTGAGTATAAGCTAAAGTGTGAGTATGACCACAAACAGATGACATTAGGTTGTTCTTAGCCTTAGCTGCTGCTTGCCCACCTTCTCCGTGTTCATAAAGTACATCATCATATATAACAGATTCGCACCAATTCCAATTTGGAGTTCCTAAGACTTCATTATAAGACCTTATCCAAGCTGCAGGTATTCCACCAGTCATAGCCTTCCGTGAAGCCATCCTGTCGTGATTTCCTATCATTACATCAGCGTGAGGGAAAGCTTCATACCAATTCTGTATTTTTTTGATTGCAGTTTTAAGCTCTAGCCCTGCTGACATTCCATCAGGATCAGGCTCGTGGTAACTGAATCCGTGAGCATCAATTATATCTCCTATAAATATAACCTGGTTACAATTAAAGGTTTCGTATTGCTCTAAACACCAATCAAGGTAGCCATCTAAACAGAACGGTTCGTGCAAATCTCCAATGACTAGAATGTTTCTAGTTTCAGTTTCTCGCATTTTCTGTATAGCAGCTGCCTCGTGGGGTTTTAATCTGTATCTGTTATTTTTTTCCACTATCCGCTATTCCTTGTCCGAGAACTAATGTCAAGGCTGCATAGAATAAGTTTTTAGCTGTTTCTTCATCTACTCCTAAATAAGTAACAATAAGAGGAACTACAATAGAAGCTACTGCATACCAAAATTTCTTAGATTTGAACATTGTTGAGATTAGCCATTTTTTCATAATTATTTATTTTTGATTATTAAATTAATATTTTCACCACCCAAATGTATTACTTCTTTGATTAATAAGTCCATAGCTAAGACAGAGTTACTAACAAAGTCTTGTTTACTTCCTAGTCCTACTAGAATACATCCGCTTGTATCTTTAGGAAAGTTTCCTCTGTGAAATAATATCCAATCCCTATCAGGAACATCTTGAACTAGCAAATGAACATAATCTCTTGTAGCTGATTCTCTTGGAAGTCTAAGTCTTACTTTGTAGTTACCTTCAGGAATACAACTTATATTTCTTAGGTTGTTAAAGTAAGGTCTTTCTAGCGTATCACACATCCTCTCGCCATTTAAAAACAATTCACCAATAGTTGATTCTTCTGAGAATGTATCTCTAATCAATAAGAGGTTTATCATTTTTTTTTATCATACTTAATGAATTTGTAGATAGTAAAAGTTATGGCTAAAACTAATGAAACAAGTGTTAAAACTTGATTAGCTTGACCTAAACTTAATCCTATTGCTGTACTATTTGCTAGTCCTACTTGTAAGCTGTCTTGTACTGCTTTCATTGGTTTTATTTTTAGGCTTTTTGTCCAAATAGGACTTTAGCTTAGTTATGTTAATAGGTTTCGTCTTGTAGTGTTTCTTCATTAATCAGAAGCGTTTAAAAAGTTTCTTAAAGTAAGTCTTGTTCCTTGTTGTGTCGGTCTTTCAAGGTTCATTCCATTATAGTATGCGTTCCTATCTGGATCAACGTCTGCACCTGTGTTTGTATTGTATTCAGGAAATAAAGAGTTATTATTACAGATGTAGTCTATTAGTCTTTCTGTGTAATATTCGGCTGTATTTCTAACCTCCTCACGTAAGTGTTGAGCTTCTTCTGTGCTTAATGCTGTTCCCGTTTCGCTTGTTTTGCTATATATGTTCCCGTTTTCAATCTTAAAACGGAGGAATGGAATACAATGGTAAAATGCCCAGTTTGGGAGCATATCCCCAATGTAGTCATCAACTAAAGTTTTATAAGCTGCATTTGCAACATCCCCTAAAGTTCCTGCAACAATTAAATCTTTAAGTTTTTGATTCAAGTCAGTACCAAGCTTAGTTTCCACATACAGCTTCTGTGCCTGACGGACATACGGCAATAATAGAGCTACATCAACATTCATATTTATTGCTGTTGAGTCCTTTAATTTATCTTCTGATATGAATAGTACATAGCTCATAATTATCTTGGTTTATTATATCCGTTATTTTTCATTCTTTGTGGTGCTATTGCTACTAGCTTGTCATTTCTTTCTGCTGTAAAACCTTCAGACCTTGCTTTAGTATAAGAAATTAATTGACTACTAGATATTTTACTCTTTGCTCCTCTTAGTGAAGTCTTATAAATTCTCCGCAAGAAGAAATGCCTGCATTGAGGGCCTCCTTTGTATAAAAATATATTATACTTTTGAGTTCCGTCTATTCCAAAACCTTTATTTACTACTTGGCTATTAGCATTAACTAAATCTTCCTTAGTATATATCTTTCTAGCAGCTACCATATCTCTGCAAAATTCTCTGCTTGTTCCTGACTTATTAGTCAAGAAGTTATCAGTAGCATATACATATCTAACTTTGTAATAGTCATTGTAAGACTTATTTACTCCATCTTGACTACTTCTTTTGTTTGGTGTAGCTTTAACTGATGAAGCAAGTTCTATATTATTATCAGCTTCTTCATTCAATACCTGCTCAAAATCAAAGTCATTATGTTCTCCATCAACAACTTCTTCATCTATTAATTCCCAATCTTCAGGCATATCTTCGCCAAATTCTTCAATCCATTTTGAAAGTTCTGTAGCTTCTGTATGTCCTTCACAAGCCATATAGACTGTCTTGCCTTCATAATCGTGTTCGTGGTAGCCTTCGCACCCTAAAGTCTTTGCACTTGCTAAGGCTTCATCTATTGTGTCAAAAACAGGCTTTCCGTCTATCATTCCAACTTTAGCAAAGTCTTGTTTAAAATCT